CTTCCACAAGCAGTTAACAATGCAAATATATTTTTAGATAGATTAACTATAGCTCAACCTGGACCATTTTCTGATTTTATGGAAAGAGTTAAGGACATGGATAGAAATTATATTAATAGATTAAATGAAGCAACTGACAGTGAAACAGCTGGCATGATTATAGATGAAAGAAATGCTGCACTTCTTGATATTATAGATGAGTCAGGAATTCCTAAACAACAACTAGTAGCTAGAGAAGAATATACTAGATTTCAAGATAACTTTAGAACTGTAAGAGAAGCAGCCACAAGAGGCACATTTATAAATGATCATATAAGTGTTGGAACTCCAGGAACAAAAACTGAAGAGTACATAGTTATGACTCACAATTTTAATCCTCAATATGGTCAAGCAAATCAATTACCTGAACATAACACAAGTCACCCTACTGGAGATCATACCATAGCTTTTTCAAGATCTAGATTAATTACTAATGAGGCTTTTGGTAAAGAGGAAAACCAAGGAATTGTAATAATGGAAATGCAATCAGATGTTCATAGAAGACTTAAGTCAAAAGATATTGAATATCCGTCTGAAGCAAATGATTTTAAAGGTGGTGCAAACTTCTATCCGTTTGGTGGAGGTGCTCAGTATTGGGTTAAGCAAGTTTTAAAAGATAATATTGAAAATGCTGTAAATCAAAATTTAGACTTTGTCGGTTGGAACCCTGGCGAAGTTGTTTCTGTTTATGAGCAAGCTGAAAATGCAGATGATAGAAAAGGTTACAACACTATTTACAATGCTAAGACATCAGAGTTTATTAAGAAAATAAATAAAGATATTGCACAAAGAGGTAAGCAATTAGGATTAAGTGAAGAGCAAATTAAATCTGCGCAACTTGTTGTTAAAAATGATGGGCGATATGAATTTCCTAGTAATGATGTGCACAGACGTAGTAGCTATTACGATGAGCCTACTTCTAGTAGATATGTAGAAAAGTTAGATCAAATTGAGAATTTAGATAAATACGTTAAAGTGGGTAAAAATAGAAATCTAATTTTAGATAATATGCCATACATTGATTTAAGAGCTGAGGGATTTGATATTGAGCTGTTTAAAAAGATTGGTTTGCCACAGTTTAAAAAGGGTGGTAAAACAAAAGACAAAATGGGTGACCCCCTTATTGACATCGAAATATTCATGAGAAGTGTATAATGGCTATAGATAAAAAAATAAATCCACCAATAGAAGAGTTACCTAGAATAGATCAATATGCTGGTGGCACAGTTGATGTTGATGTTCAAAGCGGCCAACCTCAAGGGATAACAATGCTTCAAGATGGTGGAGCTATGCTTGGAGAGAGTATGATGCAATCAGCTCCAGAGCATGATTCTAATTTAGCAGATTTTGTAGATGAGACGGAACTTGAAAAAATTTCAAGTGATTTGCTTAGTGATTATTTGAATGACAAAGAAACAAGAAAAGATTGGGAAGAAGGATACACACAAGGATTAGATCTTTTGGGTTTTAAATACGAAGATAGATCACAACCTTTTCAAGGCGCTAGTGGTGTAACACATCCGTTACTTGCAGAATCAGTAACACAATTTCAAGCACAGGCTTACAAAGAACTATTACCTCCAGGTGGTCCTGTGAAATGTAATATTGTGGGCGCTGAAAATCCAGCAGTTGAGGATCAAGCAAAACGTGTTAAAGAATTTATGAATTATCAAATTACATCTGTAATGGAGGAATATGATTCTGACATGGATCAAATGCTTTTTTTCTTAGCTCTAGCGGGATCTTCATTTAAAAAAATTTACTATGATACAAACATGGGTAGAGCCGTTGCAAAGTTTATACCAGTCGAAGATTTAGTCGTACCCTATCACTCAACAGATTTAGAAACTGCTCCTAGGATTACACATGTATTAAAACAAAACAAAAACGATGTAAGAAAAAGTCAGGTCAGTGGTTTTTACAGAGATGTAGAATTAGACGTAGTTAATAAGCAAGACAGAATACAAGAAACATATGATAAAATAGAGGGAGTAACTCCTAACGATAGCACAAACTACAATGATCAATGCACATTACTAGAGATGCATTGTGATCTTGATATTCCTGGTTTTGAAGACATTGGAGTAGATGGTGGCCCTACAGGTGTTAAGTTACCTTACATTGTTACCATAGATGAGGGCTCAAGAAAAATTTTATCTATTAGAAGAAACTATGCAGAGAATGACAAGTTAAAAAAGAAAATACAATACTTTGTTCATTATCGTTTTTTACCTGGACTTGGGTTTTATGGTTTTGGTTTAATACATATGTTAGGTGGATTATCTAGAACTGCTACTTCAGCACTACGACAATTAATTGATGCAGGAACATTATCAAACTTACCGGCAGGTTTTAAAGCAAGAGGCCTGCGTATTCGTGATGACGACAATCCTTTACAGCCAGGTGAATTTAGAGATGTAGATGCACCAGGGGGAGATCTAAGACAAAACTTTGTGCCATTACCATACAAAGAACCAAGTCAAACTTTGATGCAACTTTTAGGGTTTTGTGTTGATGCTGGTAAAAGATTTGCTGCCGTAGCTGACGCAAAGATTGCAGATTCCAATAATGCTAATCCTGTTGGCACAACAATGGCGATGATTGAACAAGGCACTAAAGTTATGAGTGCTATACACAAAAGATGCCATTATGCACAAAAGATAGAGTTTAAATTATTAGCTAGAATATTTCAAATATATCTGCCACCTGTATATCCATACAATGTAACAGGGGGACAAAGAGAAATTAAGACAACTGATTTTGATGATAGAATAGATATCATACCTGTATCTGATCCTAGCATTTTTTCAATGTCACAAAGAATACAGCTTGCACAATCTCAATTACAATTAGCACAAACAAATCCGCAAATGCATAATTTGTATGAAGCTTACAGAAGAATGTACCAAGCTTTAGGAATTCAAAACATCGATGCTATTTTACCTCCACCTGCACGCCCTGCACCAAAAGATCCAATTACAGAAAATGCAGAATTATTAAATAAAAAAACTGCACAAGCTTTTGCAGATCAAGACCACGTCTCACACATTTCTGCTCACAGAGCTTTAATGTCGTCTGTTTTGGTACGAACTATGCCGGATGTTTTAGTCAACACCATGAGTCACGTATTGCAGCATTCATCAATGTTAGCAGCTCAAAGTGTATTAGAAAAAAATAAAGAAAAATTAGAGCAATTAGCAGAACAATTTGGTGGTCAAATTCCAGAGCAAATTCAAATGCAAATAAACAACGTAATACAAGAACAGATTGCACAAGTACAAGCAGAAATCATGGCTCAAATGGTGGCTGAAGAACAAGAATATCTAGAGGGTTCTGGCGAAGATCCAGTAGTAGATCTTAAAAAGCAAGAATTAAATATAGAACAACAAAGAGTAATGGCTGACGCAATGGCTAAACAAGCTAAAACAGAACTTGATATTGCTAAACTAGAACAAAAAGCAATGATAGATGCAGCTAAATTACAACAAACAGCTGAATTAGCAGCGCAGAGAAATAACATACAAATGCAAAAATTAAATGCCACTCAAAGAAGGTAAATCACAAAAAACAATATCTAAAAACATAAAGATGTTGAAAAAAGAAGGAAAGCCAATGAAGCAGGCAGTAGCTATAGCACTATCTAAAGCTGGTAAGAAAAAAAAGAAAAGAAAAAGAAGTTGATAAATATCAAATTGTGTCCATAATAACTATATGGAAGCACCGCAAATCAATAAAATTGTTGACGACTTAATAAGTTATGCTTTTCAGGACAGTTTTTCTGAGGAAGAAAGAATGGTTGTGGCATCTCTGTTTATGACTGCCGCTCAAATGATCTATTTACAAACAATGGGCGAAAGTGGTAAGAAGGCTTTTGAGAATGATAAAGATAACATACTCAAAGAAAGAAAACCAACGTTACACTAAGAGGTCTTATGAAATTTAAACAAGCAAAAATGGAAACTGTAAAGTCTACAAATCCTTTTCCTAATCCTACCGTTGCAGATACAGCTGCTGTTACTATGTCAGCATTTGTTGTAAAAGATAACAAAGGTTCAGGTCCAAAAGGGCAGACTAGTAGGCAACAAATCAAAAAAGTTGCATTTAAAGGCGTAAAGTAATAAAACCCTCATAACAAGGAGGTTTCTATGAAACTTTTAACAGATCTATGGGATCATTTGAAAGAATGGTCGGATTGGAGTATGAAAGACTGGATTAAAGCTGGAATTGTGGCTATAATCGTAATCATATTAATTGGAGCAATATAAAAAGAATTTATGGTATGGCAATTACTAGCAAAACCACTTCTTGGCGTCGTCGCTGATGGCGTCAAGGGTTTTGTCGAAACAAAAAAAGCAAAACAAGAATTAAAACTTACTGAAATAAAGGCTACACAGAAACTTAAAGAAGATCAAATCGCCGGTAAGGTTGCATGGGAGCAAAGTGCAGTTGATCAAATGAAGGGGAGCTGGAAAGATGAGGTAGCATTAATTGTTCTACTACTTCCAGCTGTTTTAGTATTCACGCCCTTACAAGAACATGTGCATCGTGGTTTCCTCGCACTGCAGGACCTGCCGTCGTATTATCATAATTTGTTGTACATTGCGATATCTGCCAGCTTCGGCATCAAGGCGGGATCTAGTGCAATAGGATTATTTAAAAAGAAGTAATGAGTTACGAAGATCTATCAAACTCAGTAAAATTAAGTGAAGGATTTAAAAATAAAATTTATCAAGATACTGAAGGGTTTGACACAATAGGCTGGGGC